GCCACATAGAGCGGGCAGAAGCGCACATCCTTATGTGGGCAGGTCATTTCCCTGCTCCTTTCGGCGTCACGTCTCATTGGGGTTGTCCTGGCGGATGGCGCGGTCTTCAAGCGTTTTGGTCATCGCGATGATCTGGGCCTTGCGTTTCTTGAAGCGATCAGCCCAAACATACCAGCCTTTCAGATACACGATTGCCCCCGAAGGCTTGCGGTTAGCAGCCTCATAGGCCGCCCGGTAGCGTTCGATGATCGCGTCACTCTCTGCCATGGGGGCTATCCTGTCTGGACGGGGCGGGGAGGGGCTTATAAGCGATGATATCACCGCCGCTACCCGTATGGTGCCAATGATAGCGATGGGCTGGTTTTAGCTTTTCCGTCTCACGATCGTTATGCCGAAACCGTACAAGCACCAACTGATCTCGATCGCAGGGCAATTCCCCGCCGCTCCATTTGATCCACCTGTCGCTCATCTCATTCTCCCGGCATATCCACAGGCATCGGTTTCTGTGGAAGAAATCGTGGTCCACCCTTCCTGTAACCTATTGACATATAACGCCCGTACGTTGCAGAGCGTGGTCCACCTTGGCCCTTGTTTTCTGCGGTTTTCGGCACTTTTGCGGTGCTTCTCGACCGCACCAACGACGCCACCTTGGCAAATTTTGTTTCAGTCATTTCAATGGCTTAAGCCGAAATGTGACCCACGAGAGAAACGACCGTGGTCCTCATTTGGACTTTGGTGACCGCCTGGCACATGCGCTGGAAGTCCTCTTCCTTCCAGTTCAAAAGCGCCGTGTTGACAATAACCGTCGTGATTCTCACGTTGCCTTTGGTGTAACCGAGGCCGTTATCGATCCGGTCTATGCTCATGCAGAATGGCCGCTTAGCGCCCTTACGCGGATGCGGCCTGATATCGAATTGCATGCCGCTCACAGCGCAGCGGCCATTCTGCCGCTCTAGCAACGCTATGATGTCGTCTGTGACTAGGTCGAACTCAAAGCCCTTCTTTCGTGCGCGCTGCTTGGCTCTCGAAAGCATGTTGTAGACCGTGGCGAAAAAGCCTGGACGGCGCGCCATCACGGGAAGCGTCGTTGGGCGGTATTCGGTCATGATACCCTGGCGCGCCGCACGGTACGCTTCGAGGAATGTTTCCTTGTCGAGATTGGCCGGGATGCTGATCTTGTGGTTTTTGTCACCCTCGACACGCACGCGAATACGCACGCCAGATGCGGTTGATTCGATGCAGAGGCCGGGTAGGTTCATGCCCATATATTCCATACTTAATCCTACCCCCAAACCGCTGTTTTTGCTATCCTATTCATCGCTCCTGCGGCCAGCTTCCAGCGCTCAACGCGGCGGGTGTAGACCTCGCTGGTCTTGGCTTCCGAATGGCCGAGAATCGCCATGATCTCGTACTGGCTGCATCCGAGTTCGGCCAACAGCTCAGCTAGGCCCTTGCGAACGCCGTGGGCGGACAGGTCGTCCAGCCCGGCATCCTTGCACCATCCCTTGAACATCGCCGACATGCTGTCGCCGCTGGAATAAGGCTTGCCGCCGCGACCAAGCACATAGGTCCCACCCTGCACAGTCGGCGCTCTGGTGGCTGTCTTCAGCGGTGGCAGTAGGGGAATGGTGACTTCGGTCGAACCCTTCTTCAGCGGCGTCCAGCGCAGCGCCTCAACGCCGTCCAGCGTGCATTCGTAGGCTCGGCCAAGGATAGTCAGATCCTCGATCCGGCATCCCGTCCAGAGCAGCACCGACATGGCTACGTTGGCCTTCGTGCCTTCCTTGTGCTTCTTGAAAAACTTCTTCACGTCGGCGGCTTTCCACGGCTTGGCGCCGTCGCCCTTCACGTAGACCGATTTGATGCTGCGCGCGGGGTTTGTGTGGATGTATTTCCGCTCGATAGCCCATTCATACATAACGCCAACGGCTTCGATGAAAGCATCCGCCTGGGCAGGCGTTGCGCCCATGCCGTCCTGCATCTCCTGCAGCTTTTCCTGTGGGATCAACATCACCCTATCAGGGTTCGTCAGCAGGCGGTTGAGGAGGTTGCGCTTCTTCTTCAGTGTCTTGTGGCTGGTCGTCTTGGCCTTCACTCGGGCTTCGAGATATTCGAAATAGGTGTTGGCCAGCCAGCCGATCGACTTCGGCTTGGCATAGTCGGACGCCGCCTTTAGCGGCTCAGGTTTCTCCCCGCGGCGCGCCGCCAGATATTGACGCTGGAAATCCTCGTGGCCCGGCCCGCAATGGATGGGAATCTTCTTAGCCTTGTTGCCCTCGACGCGGACGCGATAACGCTTATTCCCGGATGGAAGCTCCTCTAAAAGGAGTCCTGGATATTCGACTTTCATTGGCCTCACCATTGTTCGAGGCCTTCATCCTTTGTCCCGGTCGCGGCGCCATCAACATGGCCGCAGTGAATTTCCACCTGACCGCCGACCACCAACACCTTATCCACAGGCAGGCCAGACGCCTTAAGCGCCTGCAGCGTTGCCCGGATGGCCGATTCGCTCGCGCGTAGCCGGCGCACCTCTGGTGGCGGTCGGAAGGCCTTCGTCACCACAGATCCTCCGAATAGAGGTCCGGCGGGGCATAGAGCTTATCGAGCTGTCCAGCAGCCAGCGCAATGACAGCAGCGTCGCGCCGGTTCACATAGCGGCCTGTGTTGGTCAGGAAGCCTTGTCGGTCCCCGCCAACGACAACCGTCTGGTTGAAGTCCCAGAGCTTGCGGAGCACGTCACCATGACGCGCGGGCGCTGGCAGGCTGGCAACGATGCCAAAAGCCGAGATGGCTACGGAAATGATCCGCTCGCTGCTCATTCCTGCCCCTCCACAGCCGCAAGCGCTTCCCTAAGACGCGCCATGACCCTCTTGCCGGTCGGATGGAAGGTCCGCAGCGAAGTCGTTTTCCACTTCCCGCGCTTCGGCGGCCAGAGGAACGAGCGGACAAGTCCAGTTTCCATATTCTGATACCAAGCGAGGTGTAGCTTGGTTTCGCGGCGCTCAACCATCCTGCCCCTCCCGCCCTGAGAGGGTGCGGGCGGCTGCACGAAGATGGCAGACGCGAATCTGCGAAGATGGCCCACCATGCCATGACTCGACCAGGTTCTCCGTTTCATCGTAGCCGGCCCATTCCAGAGATTCACGCGCGAACGGCTCCAGCGCCTTTCTATGATCCTCCAGCTTCCTCTCGGCGACTTCGGCCCGGTGCCTGTCGTAGGAAAGCTGCGCGCGCAATTCGACTGGTCCGGCAGGGCTACGGTCAAGGGCCAGCAAAAGCTCATCGCGCTCGCGCTCTGCCTCCTCCAGCTTCCTTCGCAGGGAGGTGGCTTCTGCTTCGGCCATTTTCCGGGCATGAATCTCTAGATCCAGTTCAAGCCGCAGACCGTCATTTTCATCTTCAAGTTCAGATGCCTTTGCCTTAAAGCCATCGCGGTATTCGCTGGCAACACCCTTGCGGCGAGCGAGGTCGCGCACGTTTGCTGTCTTGCGCGAAAGGTTGAGCCGAAGCTCATCCCGTTCGGCAGAGAGGCTGGTGAGCGCGGCGGAGGCTCGCTGCATGTGCTCGTTAGCGTAGTGCGGGCTGCCTTCCGCGTCACAGTCTTTCAGCAGTCGGATCAGTTCCTCTACCGATCCATGCGCCGGCCATGTCTCCTCTGTCAGTGCCGGCTGTTGTGAAGTGGTGGCTGGCGCGGGGTCGGACCACTGTAGCCCGCTATGCGTCTGAACCATACCATCGCCCGCATCGCGAGTGCCGAGGACCGGAAGAGCCGGCTCCAGATCGGGGAGAGTGGTCATGGCGACACCGCAGGCTTGGGAACGATGCAACCCTCGATGGTTGCCACGAGAAGATTGCCCATCATCGCTTCGCTATGGCGAAGTTGTGAGGTCAATTCGAGGCCATGCGCCGCTGAAACTTCCCTAGGGCCGACAACGATCTTTTGAGCTATATGGCTAAGTTCTCGCGCCAAGCCGTCCATGCCAACGCGGCTAAGTGCATCGGCAATGTCTAGAAGTTGATAGGATGCACTGTCTGCGACTGCCCTACAGTCGTGTATCGCGTCGATCAATGCGGTGCTCATAGCTAGGCGCTCCTACGGGTGTTGCGGATGATCGTGGTCGCGGCCTCAACGTTGCCGCTGACCTCGTAAAGCTTGAGAGCCAGTTCAAATGGGTCGATGCCATGAGACCGCCACCAAGCCAGTTCATTGGCTGAGTGCTGGGCCTTGTGCTCATCTGGCGTGAGGCTCAAAACCCAGAAATCGTCCGGCTTCTGCTGGCCGCCGGTATGTTTCTTGCGATGAAGGGCGCTGCCCGCCCTGATATGTGCCGCCTCGCAGCCATAGAGCCCGCTCACGACGCTTGGAAGCTTCCGGATGAACGCAAGGTGCGCCGGATCTTCGATGCGCTTGGTGGCCTTGCTGGACTTGTCCAGGCTAAAGGCGGTGTCTGGTCTCTTAATGGCGTAGCCCATCACGCAGACCTCGCGATGTCGTGCATCAGACCATAGGTTTTTTCAGCTCGCTGACCTTTCGACCAATCAATGCCAACCTCATCGACCATTGACTGAACAATTTCATCCCATCTGCTGATATAAGCGGCCCAAACCTTCCCGTACTGAGCCATTTCAGCAATGCGCGGCTTCCATTCCGGGAAAAGCTCCAGAAGCCGAAGGCAACGTCCAAGGTCGGCCGGATCATACGGATAGTTGCCATTGCACCAGCCGGCGCTCATGTGCATGGCAATGGCTTTGGAGGACATGCCGGTGTCGTAGCCGGCCATCCATTTGTAAATGTCGAGTTGTGATGCCATCACCGCCTCCCCACGCTCGCACGAAGGCTGGCATTCGTGGCCTGCCGCAGATCGCCATCCAGGTAACGGAAGGCGCGATGCCCGGCCTTGCGGTACTGCTGATGTTCAATGATCGCGGCGCGCTGGCGCTCTGCGGCGCGGACCATGCGCTCGGAGCGCTTGCGGGCGAGGAAGGCGAACCATAAGCTGAGCGGGTTCATGCTGGCATTCCCTTAGCTGCTGCATATGAAGAGGGACCACGGGAGCCCGGCTGTGCCGTTTGTTGCGGCTCCCGTGGTGCTGGCCCGCCGCTTCGGGTCGGGCTCACACCGGACTGGGCGTGTGGGGTAGGGGCGTGGGCGTCCGGTGTATTCGGTTCGTAGGAATGCAGGAGGTCGCCGGGATCGGTCAGCACAATTCCCTGTTCGGAAAAGTGCCGGTGGATGCCGTCCAGGTATGCGGTTGCCTGCTTCGTTGACATCAGGCGCGTGACGGGGAAGTCCAGCGGCTCCATCATCAGCGCGATCTTCTGTTCGTAGGGGAGGCGCTTGACCACCGCGTCGTATTTCTCGCGGAAGGTTTCGTTCTCTGCCCGGAGGATCGGAACGCCAATGGTCAGCTTGCAGTACGCGCGGACCTCCTCGACGCTCATGTCCTCCTTTTGCTGGGCTATTTCGTTCAGCCACAGCATTTGAAGGCGGTTCTGCTTCACCGAGCGCTTGCCGCCCTTGCTCATCGATAAGGTGAAGGGGAGTGGCTGGCTATCGAGGTAACGGTGGGCCAGCAACAGATCGCGTTCGGATTCGATGAAGCGCGTGGTCATGCCGCTTCCCTCAAAAACTGGTTGGCGAACGCCAGATAGTCGGCCGCCAGCTTTTCGCAGTCGGCGTGCATCTCGGGATAGCGGTAGGCCTTCAGGATTTGGGGTTCGGAAACCCCGTAGACCATCGGCTCAAGTTCCTTGAGGACGAAGATGTTCCAGCGGAATTCGTTGGCGCCGAAGATGTCCAAGTAAAACTTATATTGGCAGCCATTCAGATACCGCTCGGGATCGAACTTGCTGGTGGTCTTGTGGTCGGTGACGGCGCGGCCTTCCACGCCGTCAACCTGGCCGGTTACGGTCAGCCCGCCATATTGCCCATAGGCGCGCATCTCCCGCACATCGGGCAGGGCAAGCGAGGCATCGGGCAGGAGGAATTGGTAGCCGTCCGCCTCAAAGACGGTGTGCTGGCCATCTGTGGCAGTTTCCAGCGCCTTGTGGAAAGCTGTGCCGGCCTTCATGGCCTCGGACGGCTCATCGACAGTGATGAACCGCACAAGATCTTCCACGGTCGGCTCATCCTGGCCCTCGAATAGAGGCTGCCAGTTTTTCCACTGCCGATGAGCTTCGATGTTGGAAACGCGGGCGAGCATCACGCGGCCTCTTTCGCCTTGGCGTATTCAGATGCCGCCTTGTCGAAGGCCAGCCCGAGCTCGGTCGCGCGTTTGTGCAGCATGGTCTTGGTGACTGTGCCGCCGGCAATAGCGCGCGGCAGAAGTTCGTTCACGCCGGCCGCGTCCTTGATCTTGGGTAAGGCGTCACGGAACCACTGCTGTTCTGCGACGGCTTCGCGCTGATCTTCGGTCAGTTCGTTCAGCCGCGACTTGATGCGATCGATGACGCCGGCAAGAAAACCGTCGAACTCTGGCGCCGACATATCCGGCACATCCAGCGGTTCGAGCTGGCCGGGGTTCTTGCCGAAAGCCGCGTCGGTCGGGGAGAACCGGAGATGGCGCTTTCCGTTCGAAATGACCAGACGGCCCATTGCGTCGGCGGCCTTATAGATCTCGCCCTTCGATCCGCCCTGAACATCCAGACGTTCGATGATGTCGTCGCCGTTGCGCTGCTCATCCATGTGGGCGATTAGGACGACATCCTTGCCAAAACTGTTCAGAAGCTTGAGGAAGGCCGTGAACCGCGCCTTGAGCTCGCCATAGCCCTGCAGGGTGAGCGACCCGCCGCGACCATGCTTTGGGTTGATGCGGATGATGTCGGCGGTGAGCGTGTCGAGCGCTCGGCCGGCGGTGTCCACGATGACCGTCTTGAACGGGGCGAGGTCTTCCGCCGTGATGCTTGCGACATCGGACCAATCCGACACACGCACGGTATCCTTGCGGTTCGCGGCTCGGTGGCTTCCGTTGTCGAAGTCGAGCAGAAGCGGCGTATCGGCTGTGAAGGCGAGGGAGGACTTGCCCAAGCCAGGGGGGCCATAGATGACCGTGTTAAGCCGCTCGACCGTGATAGGCTCGGATGCTTTCGTGATGCGCAGTGCCATGTTATTTCCTTTCCCAGATGTAGCGCCGCCAGTACCAGCGCGCGTTGTTGACGAGGCGGACGACTTCCTTGGTATTGCCGTCCCGTTTCACTTCACGGGCAGTGCGCAGAAGCCCAAGGGCGCATTCCCGGCAGGCGAGGGCGTATGACGTCACGCCGCCCTCCTACGCTCGTTCTCGATCTCATCGGCCATCGCGCTGAACCGCGCGGCTTCGTTAAGCTGGTGCTTGGCCTCGGCGACTTCGCCGGCATCGAGCAACACACCGGCCCATCTGCGGGCGCGCAGCGTCATGGCTCTGTACTGGCCTGCCGTCAGGTTGCGCAGTTCAACAGGCCTCGGCATATCGAAGTTGTCGAGCGCTTCCGCTTGGGCGTATGCGGAGGTGAGGTGATCGGCGGTCATGTCGGCTCCGTGTATTCCGCAACGAGCCAAGCGCAGGCTGCTTCCTTGTGTTCGTGCTTTGGAGCGAACGAGCAAAGCATCGACTTGAGAGCGCCGTAGAAAGCTGACCGATCGACGCCAGCCTTCAACCGAAGGCCGAATTGATCGAGCGATCCGCCCTTGTAAAACAAGGTGCTGACGACCTTGTTGGCCGGCGTATAGCCGCGCCGAAATTCTTCCGGGATTGCGTCGTAGGGCGGATAGTCTTTTAGGTCTGCGCCAAACGCGCAGTCCAGATTGGTGAACGGCCGGAACTTGTGCGCGCCGAGCGTCAACGTCACAGGCGCGACGCCGGCTTGGATGCTCTGTACTTCCTTGCGAAGACGCTGCCGCTTTCCCATCACACTCCCCTCAGTCCCGCGATCTGGCGATCGATCCGCGCCTTGCGGGCCGGAACGTCCATGTGACTTGGCGAATAGTCGAGACGGTCGCGCTCGGCTTCGAGCCTGGCTATTGCGCGTTCCCGCTGTGCCGGCGTCATCTGCATGAGCGAAGCAATTTGCTCGTCATGCTTGCGCTGGTCTTCGGCGGCGAGGAACAGCCGGTATTCGATATCTTCGACACAGGCCCGCACGGCATTGGAAAGGCACCAATGCGGGCTCTGATGGCCGATCCAAGCAATGTATTTGCCTGCCGCCGGCCTGGTGATCACGCGAGTTTCGTGGCCGAGACGGACCTCCCAGCGACCGGGGCTGGTTTCGACGTAGCTCGCCTCGCTGGCGGTGGTCGGGGTGTGCGCGGTCATGGCTGGGT